ACATGCAGTTCAACTTCGACAAAGAGTTTGCCAATGGCGATCTCGAAGTTAAGGCGCGTGGCACTGAGAGCCTAATGCGCAATGAGGTGCGGTCACAGCGTCTGCTTCAGTTCATGCAGATGACTGCCAATCAGCAGATGGCACCGTTCGTTAAGTATGATTACATCCTGCGCGAACTGGCTGCATCGATGGATTTGGATGAAGAGAAAATCCTGAACGATCCACGCGAAGCAGTGATCCAAGCGAAGATGATGGCAGAGATACAGGCACTGATGCCTCAGCAGCCTCCACAGGCCCCTCAGGGAGTCGCAGGAGGCCCTCCAAGCCCCAATGACCCCACAGGCACCGGAAACGGTAACATCGCCCCCGGAGCGGCTCCTGAGCCGGGTGCAGCGGGCTTCACAGGCGCAGGCGGTGGCGCGAACGGCGGAAACCCACAGCAAGGCCCCGGACAGGGCAACGTGAGTGATCCGCAACAAGATGGACGTATGGTTCAATAATGGATCGTGACCTTTGCCGGTTGCTCCTTCTGTTAGTCAACGAGAAGGACAACATGGATCGTCTGCAGGCTTATGCAGAAGCGCGGATCGAACAGCACCGCAGCAATCTCGAAAAACAAAAAGACAGAGACCGTATCTTGGAAATCCAAGGCGCTATCGCTGAATTGCGCCGCCTTTCGACACTTCGAGACGAGGTCATCAAGGGAGCAGAATAGTGGCCAAAACAAAGTTGGGCTTGGACGAAGCTACTAAAGGTATCGCAACATTAGAGGGCATGGAGATGGCCATGAAGAAGTTCCAATTGGATCGTGAAGACGCAGACAAAGACGGTGATGGCGAAGTCAGCAAGCTTGAAGAAATTCGAGGTGAAGCAGAGCAACGCACTGTTGGCAAAGACAATCTCGTGGAGATGAACTGCGGCGGTATCATGATGCCTGAGATGGAAATCGATCCGATCAGCGGTAACGAAGTTCCTCTTGGCTCTACCCCTGAAAATGTTCGTGACGACATTCCCGCAATGCTTTCGCAAGACGAATACGTCCTGCCTGCGCATGTGGTGAAGTGGCATGGCCTGAAGCACATTCAGGAAATGCAAATGGAAGCCGAAGCAGGCCTGATGTCCATGGCAATGGAAGGTCTGATTGGCGGAATGGAAATGGAAGAAGCCGCAGAAGCGGACGAAGACGACATGATGGAAGACGAATACGTTGAATCCATGGATGTCGATGTAGATGTCCCCACCGTAGAGGTTGAGGACGATATGGAAGAAGAGGCCTACGAGGAAGCGCCTCAGACTTCCGAACTGCCGGGCATGGTGAAGAAGCAGAAATACGCCTTCATCATCTCGTAAGGGCTACCCGGCATACCGGCCCCCTAGAGGTAACAATGGCTAAATATAAACGAGCAGAAGTTCTCGAAGACGAGGACGACTTGACCTATTCTCAAGAGGTCACAAAAGAACAGGAAGCAAAACCTGTCGAAGAGTCCAAAACGGACGATAGTTGGGAAAAGCGTTACGGTGATCTTCGCCGTCATACCCAACAGCAGATGGCTGACAAAGATCGCAAGCTGCAGGAAATGCAGGCACAGCTTGAGCAAGCCACGAAGGGACAGATCAAGTTCCCTAAGACCGATGAAGAAATTGAAGCATGGTCTAAGAAGTATCCAGAGGTCGCAAAGATCGTGGATACCATTGCCCGCAAACGGGCGAGTGAAGCCCTAGAAGAGGGCGAGAAGCGGATGAAAGGTCTCAAGGAACTAGAGACTAAGTTGACCCGCAAAGAAGCAGAACAGCAGCTTATGAAGATGCATCCTGACTTCGGGGAAATCCGCCAACGGAAGGACTTCCATGACTGGGTGGCGCTTCAGCCCCAGTATATCCAAGACAGCCTGTATAAGAACAACACGGATGCCTATGCAGCGGCTCGTGCAATTGATCTCTACAAGGCAGACTTGGATCGCCGCAAGAAAGCTGACCCAAAGACGGCAGCAAAAGCGGTGAGCCGGACTGCAACGGCACAAGCACCAACGGGCGGCAAGCAGAAATTCTCTGAGAGCCAAGTAGCCCGTATGTCAGAGCAAGATTACGCTAAGTATGAGGATCAAATCCTTGAAGCCATGCGCAGCGGTAATTTTGTCTACGACATGACTGGTGGTGCAAGATAACACTTGCAATAGCACCTAATAAATGCTATAACAAAGTCTATTGGTGGCAGGTTTTTATCGTGGGCCTGCCACCCACCTTCTTCAGTAAACAGTAGACTGTTTTCTCAAGAAGGCTACGGCCCTCTTGCCCGGCAGACAGGCCTCCACTTGGACTACCCTGTCAGCCCTTTTTCCAGAAGAATTTAGACACTCGGTCAACCAGTGTGACTTGGCCCGTTCTTTGTTTTGGTTAGCTGCCGATCTCTGAACGCACCCAAGAGCAACACTGCCACTGCTGCGTCCTCTTCTGTGTCCTGAACACCCCTCAACGGAGGGATTTCTTCATGCCACATTAGGAGGATTAACTCATGGCATTTCCAAGCGCAGGTGGCTACGGCAACCTTCCCAACGGCAACTTCTCGCCGGTAATTTACTCTAAGAAAGTCCAAAAGGCTTTCCGTAACTCTTCTGTTGTAGAAGACATCACCAACACCGACTACTCCGGTGAAATCGCAAACTTCGGTGACTCTGTTAAAATCATCAAAGAGCCTGATATTGCGATCAGCACCTACGCCCGTGGCACCACTTTGGCCACACAAGACCTGACTGATGCGGACTTCACGATGGTTGTCGATCAGGCGAACTACTTCCAGTTCGCAATCGATGACATCGAAGAAGCCCACAGCCACGTTAACTTCATGGACTTGGCCACTGACCGCGCAGGCTACAAGCTGCGTGACCAGTTTGACCGCGAAGTCCTTGGTTACTTGGCCGGTTGGTCTTGGAACGGTTCTGTCTGGTCTCGCCGCACTGCTGCCTCCGGCACCAAAGCAGATGCTGCAGCCGACAATGACGAACTGTTGGCAGCAAACAAGTTGGACATCACTGACTTCGGTGGTTCTGACTTGGGTGTTCTCGGTGAAGCAACTTCGATCCCTCTTGCAGCCGGTGGCGGCGCAGGCGGCATCTCTTCGCCTCTGCAGGTTCTGAACCGCATCGCTCGTAAGATGGATCAGGCAAATGTGGACACTGACGGTCGTTGGATCGTTGTTGACCCAGTATTCGCTGAAATCCTGATGGACGAAGACAGCAAGCTGATCAACCGTGACTACGGCGGCGAAGGCGAACTTCGCAATGGCCGTATGCCCGGCACCATCCGTGGCTTCCGCGTCTACAAATCCAACAACCTGCCTTACCTCGGCACAGGCACCGACACGACTGCTTCCGGCGGTTCCGAAGACAACTTCGGCATCATCGTTGCAGGTCATGACTCGGCTGTTGCAACTGCAGAGCAGATCGCAAAGACGGAAACCTTCCGTTCGCCCGACACCTTTGCAGACGTTGTTCGCGGTATGCAGCTTTATGGCCGCAAAATCTTGCGTCCAGAAGGCTTGTTCACCGCAGCAGTGAACATCGCCTGATAACACTAGGGGGCGGGTCTAAGGGTCTGCCCCCTTCCTCCATCCTAGAGGATCACTCATGCCTAGCACTTACATTGAACTGTGCAACAAGGTTCTCCGCAGACTGAATGAAGTTGAGATCGCTGCTGACGAGTTTGGCAGCGTTCGTGGCGTTCAGGCACTGGTCAAAGATGCTGTGAAGGATAGCATCTCACGGATCAATCAGGCTGAGTTTGAGTGGCCCTTTAATGCGGCTGAACATACGCAAGTGTTGACTGCAGGCCAGACAGAATACGACTGGCCTTCTTTCTTTAAGATCGCGGACTGGAACTCTTTTCAGGTTCAAAAAGACGATAGCCTCAACACAGGCTTCAAGACGCTGAAATATATCGAACGCGATGAATGGTATCGCAGCCATCGTGACAATGATTATGAGGCCGGTTCTGCGGGCCGTGGAGTGCCTGAAAAGGTATTTGATAAGCACGGTAGCGGATTTGGTGTTACGCCCTCTCCTGACGCAGCCTATAGCGTCCGCTTCCGCTATTTCATGAATTACACAGACATCCTGAACTCTACGGATGTTACCCGTATCCCTGAAACCTTCGACACTGTGATTGTCGATGGTGCTTTGTATTTCCTCTACATGTTCAAAGACAATATTGAGTCCGCACAGGTTGCCTATCTCTCGTTTGAGAAAGGCATCAAGGACATGCAGGGCATCTACATCAACAGCTACGAAAGCGTCCGTGATCGTAGGGTGAATTTCTGATGGCAGATCGCATTGAGTCATACAAGCTTGTATGCACGGGCGGTCTGAACAGTAACGAGAACCATCTTGATCTGTCAGATAATCGTCCCGGTTCTGCTACCCGTCTAGTGAACTATGAGCCGTCCTTGTATGGCGGCTACCGCCGTATCGAAGGCTATGATCTGTTTGATGTAGACTACGGAGAAGTTGGCGCGGGAGCGTCTGAAGGTAAGGTTCTAGGAATTGCGTATTATCGCAATGAGCATCTTGGTAACCCTTACGTTATCGCCGCCCGCAAAAACCTTAGTGCCAATACTTACAGCTTCTGGAAACATGTGCCTCTTACAGGTTGGCAGCAAATGTCTCCGAGCTTCACGCTCTATACCACAGACGGTGTTCGCACAGTTAACAAGGTTCGCCATGCACAGTTCGACTTTGGTGGTGCATCGCAGATCATCTTTGTAGACGGCGTAAACAATGCCACAGTCTTTGATGGCACGAACTGGTATCAGATCGACAGTGCTAACACTGGTGGATCAGCAAGCCCCGGCGGTGATCAGGCTTTAGATGCGCCTTCTGTTGTTGACGTTTTCGAAAACCACATCTTCTTGTCTGGGGATCGAACAGCGCAGGCTACCATAGCACATTCGGCACCGAACGATCCCTTAACCTTTACTGCGGCTGCAGGTGCAGGACAGATCGCTGCAGGTTTTAAGGTCATTCAGATCAAGCCGTTCCGCGATAACTTGTTTGTATTCGGCAACAACGGCATCAAGAAGATTGTCCCTGACATCACTGCAGCTTTTGTGATCGATCAGGTAACATCAAACGTGGGATGTGTTGCACCTGACAGTGTTCTAGAGATTGGTGGCGATCTTCTCTTTTTGGCCCCAGACGGACTTCGCCCCGTTGCAGGCACAAGCCGTATTGGTGACATCGAACTGGAGACCGTTTCAAAGCCCATCCAAGGTGCTTTGGTTGATGTCATCCAGAACTACGACATGGATACACTGAATGGCGTTGTGATCCGCAAGAAGTCTCAGGTTCGCTATTTCTTTGGTGACGGGTCTGGCAGCGTTACAGACGCGGAAGGTATTCTGGGCGGTCTGACAGAACGTGACGGTGCCATTGGATGGGAGTTTAGTTCCACCTTAGGCATTCGCGCCTCTTGCTGCACATCCGAATACATTGGCCGTGAAGAGTATGTTTTGCATGGCGATTATGATGGCAAAGTGTATCGCCAAGAGCAGGGCAAAAGCTTTGCAGGACAAGACATCGTTGCCATTTATGCCACGCCATATCTGGACTTTGGCGACACCGAAGTTCGCAAGGTAATCCGCAAGCTGAACACGTTTGTCCGTGCCGAAGGGCCTTTGGAGATGAACTTGGCGATTGCCTATGACTGGGGCGATTATAACACCTCTCGCCCATCTACTTACTCGCAGGGCAGCACAGGTGGCCCCACCGTTTATTCAGGGGACAACATTACCTACGCAGGTGAAAACGTCCTCTACGGCGGTTCATCTAAGCCCATCATGACCACTGACGTTCAAGGCTCAGGTTTTTCCATTCGTGCCACCTATGTGACCGTGGGCCAGTTTGATCCCTACTCCATCCAAGGGATCGTCTTCGAATATTCCGTTGCAGGGAGACGCTAAATGGCCGGTTATACTCGCCAATCTATCGCAGACATTATTAACGGCGCTGAGATTACTGCTCCGCCGCTTAATGCTGAGTTCAACCAACTCTCTGCAGCCTTTAATGGTTCCACAGGCCACAGCCATGATGGCACCTCTGGGAACGCACCCAAGATTGACCTCACTACCTCTGTCGCCAACTATCTGCCTGCAGTAAATGGCGGCGTTGGTGGGCGTAACAACGTCACTGCCACCACTGTTCCTACATCGTCTAATGATGGAACTCAGGGCTACGCACCGGGCAGCATCTGGTCAAACACCACAACTGGACGCTTCTATATCTGTGTCGGCAATGCAACCGGCGCAGCCATTTGGCGTGAACTGGTTCAGGTTCAGGGCGGTAACGCAATCATTCCTGTTGCCCATGACACAATTGACCTCGGCACCATCACTACGCGCTTCCAAGATTTGTATCTAAGCGGTGGTATCTCTGTTTCAGGCAATATTGCGATTGGTGGCACCTCTACCTTCACAGGAGCCGTAACAGCTTCATCCACACTTAACGTGGTGGGCCTCTCTACTCATGCAAACGTGGACATCAACGGAGGTAACATCGATGCCACCACCATTGGTGCATCTACTCCTGCAGCAGCTACATTCACAACCGCGCAGACTACCGGTCTGGCCACTTTTGCTTCCGTGGATATTAACGGCGGTAATATTGATGGCACTGTAATCGGTGGCACAGCACCTTCTACAGGCGCATTTACCACAGCAACAATTTCAACTGCAAACATCTCGTCTGCTGACCTAGACAGCGGTGTGATTGATAACACGACTATTGGTGCGACAACTCCTGCTGCAGGCTCATTTACCACGCTTTCTGCAAGCACAAGCCTGACAGCGGCTACTGCAGACATCAATGGCGGCACAATCGATGGTGCGGCAGTAGGTTCAGCCGTCCCATCCACGGGTGCATTTACCACCCTGTCGGCCTCAGGCACTTCTACTCTGGCCACTGTAGACATCAACGGCGGTGCTATTGATGGAACGGTTATTGGTGGCACATCTCGCGCTGCCGGTAGCTTCACAACTGTTTCTACTACAGGTCAGGCAACTCTCGCGTCCGCAGACATTAATGGTGGGACAATTGATGGTGCTACAATCGGCACCACGGCTCCTGCTGCAGGTGCATTTACCACGCTATCCGCTTCTGGCGGTGTTACGGGTAATGTCACAGGTAATGTTACGGGCAACCTGACGGGCGATGTCACCGGCGATGTCACTGGTAACGTGACCGGAAACCTGACAGGCAATGTAACCGCAGCTACTGGCACTTCTTCGTTCAACAATGTGACGATCAATGGCACGTTGAACATGGACGCAGCTACTGCGGCTACAATCATCAACCTGACTGATCCGACTAATGCTCAGGACGCTGCCACTAAGAATTATGTAGACACTAAAGACGCTCTCAAGCTGAACCTGACTGGTGGCACCCTGTCAGGCAACATTGCTATGGGCGGCAACACTGTAACAGGTCTTGCAGCCCCTGTTGGTGCTTCTGATGCAGCCACAAAGGGTTATGTAGATGCAGAAGTTGCAGCCCTTGTAGACGCTGCACCCGGCACCCTCGACACCCTTAATGAACTAGCTGCAGCCCTTGGTGACGATCCTAACTTCAGCACCACGATTACAAACAGCATTGCGACTAAGCTGCCTCTAGCAGGCGGTAACATGACCGGTGCCATCGATATGGGTGCAAATAAGATCACCTCCGTGGCTGATCCAACTTTGGCCCAAGACGCTGCTACCAAAGCCTATGTAGATGCCGCAGATGCCCTCAAGCTTAATTTGGCAGGCGGCACGATGGGTGGCGACATTGCAATGGCTGCGAACTCTATCACAGGCCTTGCTGATCCTCTTACTGCACAAGATGCTGCGACTAAGGCTTATGTAGATGCACAAGACGCACTGCAGGTCAGCAAGTCTGGTGACACCATGTCTGGCAATCTCGACATGGGCGGGAACGCAGTTCTCGGCGTTGCTACTCCGGTTAATACGGGGGATGCGGCGAACAAGTCCTATGTAGATGGCCTCTTCCAATCGACTGTTGCAGCTTCGGTAAGCGCAGCTAACGCTGCCACCTCAGAAGCTAATGCAGCTACCAGTGAAGCAAATGCTGCTACGTCTGAGACGAATGCCGCTGCCTCTGCTGCTGCAGCCGCTGCATCTTATGACAGCTTTGATGATCGTTATCTTGGAGCGAAAGCTACTGCGCCAACCACAGACAATGATGGTGACCCTCTTCAGATTGGTGCTTTGTATTTTAACACCACACAAGAGTTCATGTATGTCTATGGAACTGGTGGGTGGGTGCTTGCAGGCTCTTCTGTCAATGGCACATCCAACCGCTACTTCTACACTGCTACTTCAGGCCAAACCACGTTCTCTGCCGTTTATGACACAGGCTATGTCGATGTCTATTTGAACGGGGTCAAACTTTCGCCCACAGATTACACTGCCACGAACGGGACTACTGTCGTTTTGGCCGTTGGTGCGGCTGCAGGTGACCTTGTAGAAATCATTGGCTTCGGCACCTTCGTTCTTGCTGATCACTACACCAAAACTCAGAGCGATGCAGCGTATGTCTCCGTAACCGGCGACACTATGACCGGTGACCTCACGGTTCCAAACCTGATCACTGCAGGCCAAGTGGATGGCCGTGACGTATCTGTGGATGGTGCAAAGCTTGATGGTATCGAAGCAGGCGCTACTGCTGACCAGACAGGTGCTGAGATTAAGGCTCTCTACGAAGCTGAAGCTGACACCAATGCATTCACAGATGCTGAAAAGACCAAGCTTTCTGGTATCGAAGCAGGTGCTACGGGTGACCAAACTGCGGCGGAAATCCTTGCTGCTTTGGTGACTGTTGATGGCGCAGGTTCAACCCTTGATGCCGACACCTTAGACGGTAAGCAGCTTTCTACGATTGAAAGCGAGTATCAGGCCTATGCAACTGCAGCCGCCGCAGCCCTAGTGGATGCAGCACCCGCAGCATTGGATACCTTAAATGAGTTGGCTGCAGCTTTGGGCGATGACCCTAACTTCGCAACCACAATCACAAACAGCATTGCAACAAAGGTAGCGAAGTCCGGCGATACTATGACGGGCAACCTTACGCTGCCAACACTGAACGCCACGACAGTGAGCCTTGGAACTTGGACTATTACTGAAAGTGCAGGCGTTCTCTACTTCGCAGTTTCTGGTGTTAACAAGGCAAAGCTTGATGGCTCTGGAAACTTCACAGTTGTCGGTGACGTAACAGCATTCGGAACAGTGTGATATGCCTCTACAGTCTAGTGGTGCAATTAGCCTAGGTGATGTTGCCACAGAATTTGGTGGCACCGCACCTCATGCTTTGTCGGAATATCGTGGTAAAGGTAACGCACCAACCACGGGCCAGATGAAGCTAGGCGCAAACTTCTACGGGACTGCAAACGCTATTGCCTATGATGTCCTTGTGGTTGCAGGCGGCGGTGCAGGTGGTCAGCGTCACGGTGGTGGTGGTGGTGCCGGCGGTGTTCTGACGGCAAGTTATTCTGACGCTGCAGGTCAATCCTATACGATCACTATCGGTGCAGGTGGTTCTGGAACAGGTAACTCTGGTAACAATGGTAGTGCCTCTCGTTTTCTTGGTGGCGGCCATGACCTTAACCCATCGGGCGGCGGTAGGGGTGCTACTGGTGATACGGGTAGTGCTACGAATGGTGGCTCTGGTGGTGGTGGCGACTACAACCGCACAGGCGGTGGTTCAGGAACCTCAGGTCAGGGTAACAAAGGTGGTAACTATGCCAACCACTGGGCCTTCGCGGGTGTCGGCGGCGGTGGCGGCGGTAAAGGTGGCGCAGGCGGCAATGCTGTCGGTGGCTCTCAAGGCACTGCACGAGGTGGTCAAGGTGGTGCAGGCTATACATGGCTTGATGGCAACTCCTATGCAGGTGGTGGCCCCGGTGGTGGCCGTGGCGCAGGCGAAATTGGCCCTGCAGCAAACCCACGCGGCGGTGGCGGTATCCAGTCTTCTGTAAGCGGACAAGCGAACACTGGTGGCGGTGGTGCAAACAACTCAGAACAAAACGGTGGTGCAGGCGGTTCGGGTGGTTCTGGTGTAGTCATCATCCGCTATGCGGGAACTCCAAGGGCTACTGGCGGAACCATCACACAGTCTGGCGGCTACACATACCATAAGTTCACATCTTCAGGGACGTTCTCAACATGAGCCATTACGCATTGGTAGTTGATGGCGTTGTTCAAACCGTCATCGTTGCAGAGCAAGACTTTATTGATGAAGTTATGGCACCTGCCCATCCTGAAGGGCAATGGTTGCAGACTTCTTATAACACCTTCAACGGGGTGCATTACGATCCCGAAACGAGGCTTCCTTCCCCAGATCAATCAAAGGCCTTCCGCAAGAATTTTGCGGCTGAAGGATACACCTACGATGCTGAGAGAGATGCCTTCATTCCCCCAAAAGAATACCCCTCTTGGATTTTTGACGAAGACAAATGCGACTGGGTTCCACCTGTAGCGAAGCCTACAGATGGCCAGATTTATTTCTGGGATGAAGAGACCCAGAATTGGTTTGTCCCTGACTTTGCACAATAGGAGCGGCTAGATGACCAAAGCCCGTAGCTTGGCCGATTTTGTATCTGCAGGTAATCCGCTTTCGGATGGCGAGATTAACATTGCGGATATTGCGGGGCTTACTACGACAACCGCAGAACTAAACCTGTTGTCAGGTGTTACTTCAAACATCCAGACGCAATTGGATGCCAAGGTAGCCAAGATTGATATCACAGGTGCGTCTGTAGGTTCTGCAACGGCGATACCTGTCTTAACATTCAACGATCAAGGGCAGATTACCGTTGCATCCGAAGCCAGTGTTTCTTCTCTGACCGGCGCAACTTTCGATGGAGCGACAGGCGTTCTTAACCTTGCCACTTCTGATGGTAATTCTCTGAACGTGACCCTGTCTTCTATCAATGCTGATTTGTTAGATGGGCAGCATGGTTCATACTATCTAGACGCAAACAACTTCGTTAACCTGCCCTCAGGTTACTCTGGTTGGACTGTATCGGACGGAACAAACTCCGAAAACATTGCTGACAGCAACACTGTTACCTTTACTGGCAGCGGCGCAACTAGCGTGTCGTATAACACGACAACGAACACGATGGCGATTAGTTCTACTGACACTAACACGACCTACAGCGCAGGCACTGGGTTGTCTCTGTCTGGCACGACTTTTAGCACAGCGCAAAACATTGCAACCAATGCATCGCCTACGTTTGCGGGTGGCACGTTCACTGGCAATATCAATGTCACAACAGTTGATTTTGGCAACTGGACTATCACGGAAAGTGGTGGGTCTTTGTATTTTGCCACGGGCGGCACAAACATGATGAAGTTAAACTCATCTGGCACTCTTGATGTGGCGGGCGATGTAAACACAAACGCTACAATCACTTAACGCTAATAGTGGAGACACGAAGATGGCGATCAAAGTAGGTGGAACGACCGTTATCAATGACAGTAGGTCATTGACTAATATCACAAGTATAGACGCTACCAGTTCTGAAGCTATAGGCAATCAGATGGGCGTGGCTTCTTACGACACGCCAACTAGTGAGACTGGATATTTCATGTTGCCAAAAGGCACATCCGCACAGCGTGCCGCGAGTGTTCAGGGAACGCTAAGATTTAACACTACCTTCAACACTTTTGAGGTCTACAAAGGCTCAAGTTGGAGGAAGTTGTGATATGGCTATCAAGGTTGGTGGAACTACAGTAATCAATGACAGCCGCAACCTAACCAATGTGGCTTCTGTTGATAGCACAACCGCTGATGCGTTTAAGACCGCATCTGGCGCGGCAACCTACAACTCAAATACATCTTCTACTGGCTATTTTGACTTGCCTGCGGGGACAACTGCGCAGCGTCCAGCATCACCATCGGCAGGTATGATACGTTTTAATACTACAGAAGGAAATTATGAGGGTTATGATGGCTCTACTTGGAGGGTCATTCAGGACAATGCTTACACTGTTTCAGTAGAATATTTGATAGTGGCAGGCGGTGGCGGCGGCGGTGGCCACTATGGCGGCGGCGGCGGCGCGGGCGGAATGAAAACAGGCAGTGTAACTGTGGAGCAAAATGGCACTGCTTATACTGTTACTGTTGGCGCAGGCGGCGGCGGTGGTGCTGATTATGATGGCGACCTAGGCGGCGGATATGGTGGCCAAGGCGGGAATAGTTCTGCGCTAGGTGTATCCACCACGGGTGGTGGTGGTGGAGGCGCTAGAGCTAGGGTTGGCGGTCGCGGTGCAAGAAGCGGTGGCTCTGGCGGTGGAGGCGCGAGTGAGGCTACCTCAACAGCGGGTGCGGCAGGCATTAGCGGTGAAGGAAATAATGGCGGCAATGGCTCTGATGCAGGCGGTGGCTCCACTGGCGGCGGCGGCGGCGGAAAGGGCAGTGCAGGTAGTGGAACCAATAGGGGCAACGGGCAAAACAGTTCAATTACTGGTTCAAGCATTAATTATGCGCAAGGCGGCGGTGGAACTGCAAGCAACAGCACAGGCACTGGCGGCAACGTGTCATCTGGGAAAAATGGAGGCACAAACAGAGGCGGCGGCGGTGGCGGCGCGGGCAGCGGCATTGGTGGAAACGGCGGCTCTGGAATTGTTGTCCTTAAATCTCCCGCCCAAGCAACTGCAACCACTGGTTCACCTTCAGTTACAACCTCTGGTGGTTATTATATATACATTTATAACTCTAGTGGGAGTATCACGTTCTAATGGCCCATTATGCAAAAGTTCAAGGCGGCATAGTTGTCGAGGTTATTGTTGCTGAAGCTGATGTCATTGCTGAAAGGCAAAGCGATGAATGGGAGTGGATACAGACCTCATACAATACTGTTGGTGGAGTTCATTACGACCCAGAAACTGGCTTGCCTAGCGCGGATCAGTCCAAGGCGCTACGAAAGAATTTTGCCACACTCAATATGATTTATGATGCAGAAGCGGATGCTTTTCATTCTCATGCGCCTTATAGAAGTTGGACTTTGAACCCCGAAACTTTCTTGTGGCAAGCGCCTGTCCCATACCCTGATGATGGGTTGGACTACGACTGGAATGAAAGAACCCAATCTTGGGATGAGGTGGTATCATGAGCAAAGCCCGTGAAATAGCTGAATTAGCCCGTCAGGTAGATGTAGATAATTCAGGAAACGCTGATTTCTCCCAAGACATCTCTGCATCTAACATCACTGTAGATGCCAACATTACTGTAGGCGGCACAGTAGATGGCCGTGATCTTGCAGCGGACGGTGCGAAGCTTG